CAAAGATGGGCGAAGTCGGTTTTGCGCGCATATCTATCAGCACAGTCGCCGTGGTTTCTTGCGCTTTCAGTTGTTTTTTCATAAGGTCTAATTGCTGTTTCTTGTCCTTCTTCTCACCTGCCGCCTGCTGGAGTTTCTTCCAAGCCTCGCTGAAGGCAAACGTCTCGGCCGTTGCAGTCTTCTTTGCCACAGCAGCCCCTGTGGTTACACCTTCTGGTCTAGCCCTACCAACAGCCAACCCTGCCAGTTCCTTTCTTTTTGCCAACCACTTTTCAAGGAACTTATCCATATTTTCATCTGCAATACCAAGTTCTTTACCTATTTCTTTAAGAGCAATAATCAAATTTGAAAAAGGCTTGTAAGCAGGCAGTTTCTTTGGTTTGAATCCTTCCAAAAGTGAATTGAACTCTGACGGCTTAAATCCTTCTTTCCATTTCTTTCGATCGGTAATAAAGTCCCAGAGTTCTACAAAAAAGGTCTTGACATTATTTATTAGATTTCCAAACACTGTTCCAACCATATTTGCAAAGTTTGATACAATACCTTTAAGAACAGTTCCTATCCACTTCCAAAAACTCACCTCTCCCATTTCCTTGAAAAAAGACTTAATTGCCTCCACCGTTTCTGAAAACGCTATCTTTGCCCTCATGGCAAATTTCATCACACGATGTGTCAGCTTCTCAAAGCCGCCCTCACTGACCCAAGCTCTTATTCGTTTGTTGACTCGGAGAATCATTTCTGATATTTTTTTCAACCAATCTCTTATGATTGGGCTTTGTGTAATCATCTTCCCCATTTCTTCCATCATATCTCCAAAACGACCTCTTGCAAGAGAAAGGGATCCAGCAAAAGTTTTCCCTATCGCTTTGGATACCCCACCGAATTCCGACTCCACCTCCTTCAGAATAATGCTTTGTGCTTCAAAAAGTTTTCCCTGCTTGGTAAGGGATTTAATTTGTTTCTTGGTCTGCTCGTCGAACTGAATACCTACCCTTGAGAGTGCTCCCATATTGGCCACAGGATCGTTCAGTGCTTTGCCGAGCTGGATCGCTGCAGAACGCATGGACTCTGCCGTGGCCACCCCACCCGTCATCACAGCAGCCATATCCATTACAGCCTCGGTGGTACGTTTGAAGTTGTCTCCCTTGATTCCCTTGAACGTGGCAATCATCGTCTGCATCTCAATAATCGCTTCATCCCCAATTCCTGTAAGCGTCTGTAGATCTGCAGCATAGGTTTTTATTTGCTTCGCTGACAATCCTGCAGCATATCCAGTAGACTTCAGGACTGATTCCAGCATGGCCTCGGCTCGCTCCTGACGCATGGCCGCTCTAGTTGCCAATACCAAACCTGCTGCAAGTACCACACCAAATGCAATAGCGGCTCGTTTACCTATACGGGCAAGACTTGCACCTACAGCCTTGAATCGTTTCCCCACACGCGTCATTGCGGAGTCAAACTTCTTGGTCCGAGCTCCTACCTCAACGAATGCCTCTCCAATTTTACCCGCCATGTTTCATTTCCTCCCATACCTTCCCGATTGGTATGTTTATCTTCTCAGATGCTTTCACGCCTTGCTTCTCCTTCAACCGAAGTGCCGCTGCTGCAAACTGATCTGTATTATCTTCTGCAGGAGCCGGTGCTTGGGTTGCTTTACCTTTGAATACGCCTCCTAGCCCGTCTGCCATTTCCTGCTTGGCTAGTCGCTCACAAGCAAATGCTTGAAAAGCCTCAAACTGGGGTAGAGTTAATCTCATTATGACCTCTGGAGACCAACCAAATGCAAATGCCAGGATTGCAAATTTCCTCCCCCAGTCTATTTCGCCAATCCCTCCTTTAGCCTCACCTCCTTTTGACTCGGTAGCTTTTTTCTGTCACCGGTCAAGTAAGCCATCCATTCACTCGCTCCCTCAGGATCAGACATAACAATTTGCATAATCTGTTCATCTGTCAAGGTAGGTTGGTCTTCCTTCAATACGCATCGAAGCAGAAGTGTGGTTCCCTCGACTGAAGCTAAGGCATCTTGCGCTTGTGTCTGCAATTCCGACCCTTTCGGGATGGTCTGCATAGAGTCACTAAGGAATTTGACTTTGTCACTTCCCTCAAGCCCAAATTCCTTAACCGCTTTATTTATAACCCCTATCGCTTTTGACACAATCTCGGCCTCTACTTTACCAAACACCACATTGAGATCTGGTCGGCGAGCAAGCAGTTTATGTCCTGCAATCTCAATCTCGATTGGAATATTAGCTATTTCATTAAACTCCGTCATACCTCCTCCTCTCTTTTACCGCCTTTCTATACGACGATCATTACCTCGCCAGTGAACGTGAAGTCTGCTGACCAAGTCAATACATCCTCCACTGAATTAGTCGGATTCACACTGCTGAAGACAGCATTGCCCGAGATGCTAATTGTTCCGGCAGAGTTGGCCAGTGCCAATGACGAGGCGGTCCCGGTGGTGGGCATCGTGCCCTTGCCAGAGATGCTTCCCGTAGCACCCTTCAATCCTGCAATGACCTCTTCCCAGCCATCGCTATCAAAACTCGTGGCAGGAAGAACCGCCTCCGTCAATGTTATAGACCACTCAGTTACCTCTGTCGCACTGTTGACATTGGTCGCCGTCCCTGTCTTACCTGATAATGCGCTAGTTGCCATTTGAAATCACCTCCTTATAATTTCTGTGTCTTTACAAGCTCAAGCGTTACTTGATTCACGATTCCCACTGATTTGATCGTTACTCCGTGCACTCCCAAAGAGGCGCGGATGGCAGGATCCTTCTTGACCTCCACGAGCAGGTCGTTCAATTCTTTGACTTTGGCCTTGATAGCAGGAACAATAACTTCCTTCAACACGGCCAACTCCTTTTTCCCTTCTTTTTCCATCTCTATCTCCTTTCGTTAATTACATCGATTCCTTGTGACTCAAAGTCTTCCAAGGATAAATGTAGATGTTTGTGTTTGCATCCGTTATTTTCGTCTGAACACTGATTGTTCCAGGGATATTAGTCGGCACCGTAATTGAAACTGACCAATTATTACTTGTCCCTCCTACTATTCCGTCGTATGGCACATTCGTGGTGGTATTTCCCACATTGATGGTGACAGTCACTTCATCAAGTCCTTGTGTGACTATTCCAGCAGTGTCCGAAGTGCAGATACAGTTTGTAAAGATCAGCGTCGAATCCTCATAATAGACTCCCTTAATTGCTCCAACTGCCTCATCCCGAACGTTAGTAAATGTCACAGATGACGGCTCCACGGAATCTGCTGACTGAGCAGGATACGCCATAAACAACAAACTAAATAATACTGCGATAACTAATCTCTTCATTCTTTCTCCTTTCATCCTGTGTTTTGTTCTATGTACCTTATCTCTACAATATACTGCCAACCCTTGTCCGGATCCCGCATCACGTGCTCGCCTACCTTGTCGGCACGAACTGTCGTGAAACCGGATACTGTCAAAAGCTGATCAGCATACAATGTTACAAGTTTCCCTCCGATGGTCTCTGCCTCCAGAGCACTAGCATCGTCGCTCCAGATTGAAAACTGTACGAGTGGCGAATCATAATTTGAACCAAAAGACCATTCTGATCCGGTGGTAATAAAGCTGTATGTAATAAATGGAGCCTTCGTGCTTTGCGGAGCTTCATCAGAAAACATCCCATTAGTAGATGCCTTGACTCCACCACTCACGGCATCGGCATTATATTTGCTGAGTATCGCTGTTGCCAATTCCAGTATCATTTCATCGGTCTTTCAATAATTGTCTTTAATGTCATTCTGTTTCGCTCTATTGCCGGACGGAGATAAGGACGTTTCTTCATCAGTCGCGTTCCATATTCCAAATACATTGGATACCCTTTTATATCACTCCCCACCTTTCGAGCAAATCCTTTTGCACTTTTTTCCCGGCGAATGCTTCTTTTCAAACCACCTAACTGCACCGTTGGAATTTCTCCAGCCAAAGACGGTTTTCTACCTCGACCCGGAAATGTATCTTGGATATCAGATTGCAAATGCTCTGCCGCCTCATCCAGATTCCGATTTAGATTGTTCTCAAAGTCCCTTATGAACTTCTGTGGGGACCATTTTGTGACGATTGCCATAGCTCATGCCCTCAAAGTCATATCCACCTGCAGATGATGATCCATCTCATCCACGTCGTTTACATAATTCACATCGTAGGTATTTGATCCGGCCACGATCCTGTCCTTCGACGTTACATCCACTCCCGCCTCACAATACAGCCTATGAGTGCTGACCACCCCTTCCTTGCCGATGTATGGCCGTTCAGCGGCGGACAACAGCCGATATCGGCATGGATTGCCGGTGCTGTTGCTTGCCCACGTTCCCTTTTCTCCACCAATGACATCCTGGCTGGTAGTCAATCTGCTGACTGCCATAGTCGTATTGAATAAAGAATCAATGGACATCTTACATCCCTATCTTTGAGTACATCTGCAGATCACTCCAGTTCTGCTTGATTACTGACGTAATTGTCTCCCGTGTATAGCTGTAATCACCTATGTGCTCCGACTTCATTCCCAGACTTTTCTTCCTGTCCCTGAACACGCTATTGATGATCGTGTTTGCAATGTTGGTCAGTCCACCAGGAACATTCCCATCTGTGGCCAATGCGGTATATTCGGCATTGTCCACCGGCAAAGTATATCCCGCCGTGAACCAGCAGAAGATGTTCGACCGGCCATAAGGGAATTCATATCCATACTTACTTTCAATTCCCCTGTTCGTCTTTGACACCAATCGAACACCAGCACCAGCACCGGGAATGCAAAGCGTGGCTTCATCGGGGGACAATGCATCCTCACCAAAGAGAGGCTTTAAATATAACGTAGCCTCATCACCGCACCCGCTTGCTATGCTCGTTGTCCAGCCGGTCACTACCTCGATGGCCGCAGCTAAGGCCGAGACGATCTTGGAGTCCGCCAGCACCACATCAGTGGACGTCGCTACTCCTAGATTGCTTATACTGTTCAGCACGCAATTCGTGGCATCAACCGTCACATCCGCATGAGTCCCGTCTCCGGTGAACTTTATATCAAGCACATCAGTGGAATCGCTAGTGATCTTGTACACGCGAGTGATCGGCCACTGCGACAACAGCATCCGGCTCTCACCATTCCCGTCCAGCCACTCCTTGTAAGTGGTGGACTCAAATGTTCTGTTGCAGGCCTTGGCAATCAACTCACATACGTCGGCAATCAACCGATCAATCACCGTGTCGTGTGTGGTCACGCTTACGCCTGCGAACTGCTTGAACAGAAACCGCGTTGTCAAGTTCACTGACATTCTTTTTCTCCTGATCGGCCTGTACAATCATCTTATGACTTGCTGGGGACTGCTTCATCTTTCTTTTCCTCTTTGGCTTCCTGCTCTCTGGCCTGTTCCCTCGATACAAGATTGGGAATCGGGTTGCCAACGCTCAGCGCAATTATCAACTCCCTGGAAGTGTCCAAGTTGACAATCTCGGTCTTCCTGTTCGCCGTTATAATGGCTTTGCCGTTGATCAGACGAATCGCGGCGGCGGCAGGCCGTCGGATGGTCGTGACGAATACGTTCTTCGCGGCACCGGTCTTCGCCGGAGCCACCGCATCGCCACGAGAAATTGTCCTCTCAACCGGAGCTTCCTCCTTGGCTTCCGCTTTTACCTCGTCGGCACGATCAATAACCTTTTCTGTTTTGTCCTTGTCACCTTTTGCTCTCATAGTCATTACCTCACATATAGGATTACTTGTCCTGATTTCTCACTGCCACAATTCGTCACCAGCAACGACAACCGATCATTCACCACGAATGGGACTGCTGAGGTTGTTGAACCATCTGTAACAAACAATGCCGGATTTATCGCCGTGGTTACATTAGTCACCAGATTGGCTCCGTTCCCTAATAGGGTATCAATACCACTGCTGTCTTCCAGAGTCACATCGTATGCCGTGGTTACTCCTGCTTCATTAGAGATCAATACTCTCGCTATTTCCCCACGAATGTACTTACTGGTCAAACTTGCCCACTCATTTGTTGAACTTGTCCATGCCAGCACTATCTTGTCAGGAGTGCCAATAGTCGTCCGGGTTTCTGTGACTGTTCCTTCTGCAAGGCAAGACAGGGCAAGCAGACATATTCCAATGACGCTAACCAAAATCTTTTTCATATCTTCTCCTCCCACCGGGGCGGTGGATGTCCCGCCCCATTGATATTATGCCGTTAATCCGTCAGATTCAGCACCGTCGTGGACTCCAAAGCCCCACCAATAGCAACAACGATGAAGTCCGACGTGCGGGCGGCGGTATAAGTAACATCGAACTCTAACTTGCCGTCCGATGGTATAACAGCTTTGTAATATCCATTAGTCAGCATTGTATAAACAAACGATCCACTGGCAGACCTGATAGCGATAGATTCCACGTTATTCGTGGTGGGATCACTTTGCGCAGTAGTTTCGCACGTCCACACATCGGCAAAACCTCCCCGTGCCAGCGCGGCACCATCAATATCAGAGATTTGCGCCGTGCAATATGCAACCTTGGCGGTAGTGGCGTATGTAAACACGAACGGCCCCAAGAGATTGGTTGCCGTCAGGTTTCCAGCAGTTTGAAGCGATGTCGCTCCAAGAGCCGCGCCGTCAGTCACATCAGAAACCGCAATGCTGTTAATCTGCGTGACCGTAAATGCACCAGCATTATCGAGAGAAACATCACCACTAAGAGTAACTGCTTCACCAGCTCCACCTGCATCACCAACAATTACTTTTCCACTGGCAAGTGCAAAATCTGCAGGTTCAAGAGTCTTATCTATGATAGTCAGATTGGAGACTCCATTGACAGTCATCCTCATGTTGGTGGTACCAGTGCTCGGTGCCCAGAAGATTAAATCTCCCTGAGCTGACGGGCCAGACCACTCGGTCTTGATGTCACCAGCAGAAGATGAGAAGCATATAGCCGAGGCCATGATGCTTGTCATAATCCATTTCCATTTATTTCTCATCATCTTCTCCTTTCTTCCAGGGAGGACACGCACCAACGCGCCTCCCCAAAAGTTTATACCTTCCAATTACGTATTCACTGAGGGCATGTCATCGGAGCCGAGAGCATACCGAGGCTCATACAGCTCATATATAATGGCTGTATGGGTCGCATCGGTAATGGCACCGGCCAGATCCAGACGAATGCAGATGTTTTCCGAACCAACCGTATCCGTATTCAGCATGTCAGCCCTGACCTCCCAGATATACAACGCCGTCGCCGTATCAGGACCAGCCGTGGTCAACGTGGCTGCAGTGACCTTCGTCAAAGCATCGTTCTTCGCCGTGTCACCGGTGATGGTTATGCACCTCCAATATTCAGTGAACGCCAACGCGGTGTTCACTGCGGCCATGCTCGTGCCCTGCTTCAGGGTCACCGTGCCATCTCCGGAACTGCCGTTCGTTGTGACAAACAGCATAATCCGGCACTTGTTGTACTTGCTCATGTTGACACCCTTGGTGTCCGTAGTCAGAGCAGCAGCCGCGACCATCGGGTCACGCATAACAACTTTCGTATTCTCTACTAATCTCATTTTACTTCTCCTTCACTATGGGTTATTGGTTTTTATATAGCCGCGATCTTGACCACCGGAGACAAATCACTGCCTTTGTAGGGAGTGAAAGCCTTCGCCGATGCATTCTGACCATCGATGTACTTCGTGATCCTGAACGCCGTTTGACCATAGTCAAACTTCATGTGGATCGACTGAGCAATCGCAGGACCAGTCTGATCATCAGCAATCAGATAGTCACTGATGTCGGTCAGCATGACGCTTCCCGCATCTCCGAGAATAGGAATCTTCTCAGTATAGACAATCGGATATCCGAATATCATCTGACCCGGCTTGCCAGCGATGTTCGTGGTGAACACTGCGGAGCCACCAGCACCCACTTCCACGTTCAACTGCGGAAGTTGCGGGAAGATCGTCCTGTTCATGATCCACGCAACTGAGCTTTCCTTCGAGACCTGCAACCGTGAGAACATCTTGGTGATGTTTTCCAGCACAAACGTATCGGTGGTTTGAGCGGTCTCACCAGCGATCTCAACAGCACAGTTGGCATTCTGGATACCCAACGGCTGAGCTCCGCCACTACCGGTCAAGAAGCACAAGTCTTCTTTCCAGCCAATGGCTTCACCGAACCGGGGAATCAGCCATGCACCTAACGAAACAGGAGACCACTTGATCCACTCTTCCGAAGCATATCCCAGCGCAGTCATCTTCTTGAGTTTCAACTCAATGCGAGCCAGCTTCGGACGCGATGCAGTCGCTGCTTCCAGTTCATCATCAAAGTATACCCCAATACCGCCATAGACCGTCCCGGCAGAATGCGTGTCATTCCGCAGATACGGTAACTGCAGGATCTGCGTCGCCAGAGTCAATCGCGAGGCTCGAGGCCGTACGACTGAATTCTCCAGACCAGCCTTCAACAGCATCTGGGAAGCCGCAGAAAAGATAAGGTAGCCACCTTCCTGATCTGAACCCACCACCATACCGTCACCAGCCGACTTGCGAATCATCTCGTCCGACTTCTCTCTGCTCTTCTTCAATGTCTCGGACTCACCACTGTCACGAGCCTTGAATACGTCAGCGCAGAACCGACCGAAACCGTACTGGACTTCATCTTCACTCAACTCTTTTATGCTCTTCGAGTTGTCGGGAAGAAAGCCGCCCATGGGATCGTCGTCCGATTTCTCACGTACTTCAATGTGCACCATCTTGCTACCAAGATTGAGGGTCTTCAACTGTTCGTTGACCGCATCAACGGCAGCTTTGGCCGCAGCTTTGGAAGATTCTTCCTGAGCCTTGAGCAGTTTCGCTTCCAGTTCTGTGTCGTAGTCTTCACAGGCCTCGGCAGCTTTGATCTCGGTGTAGGTATCCTCGTCCACTTCCAAGATGGCACCGATTTTGTGACCTTTCCAGTCCTTTATAAGTTTGATCTTTTTCATACCGTCATTCCTTTCACCTTTCCAATTACTAGATCGTTTCTAACCCGTTCAGCCCCTGGCTTCTTGGAGTACCTACCTTTTGCAAGGTGTCGGATTCCAATTCATGCAGGATAGCCTTTTCTACCATCACACTTTTCCTCGCATCTTGTCAAACGCTTCCTTTACAGCGTTTGCGGCAATTGCATCAAGGTCCCCGGTCTGCTCCAAAGTGCGAACACACGGTTGGACTACCCGCACCGAAGGTTTCTTTTCCTCCGTTGAGTGGGTGTCGTCCTCCGTGACGTCATACAACTCTGGAAACATCTTCTTGAGGTTGCCTTGTACATACTCTTTCAACTCGGGAGGCTTCTTGTCAAACTGTATGTAATGTTTTGACAAGTGATCATATACCCCCTGCCTATCTCCCGCAGGAATGGCCACTCCGCCACGGGCACCGAGCAACGATCCCATTGCAGCCGACACACCCCTCCACACCACGATGTGATCAGCAATCGCTTTGTGATGCGGGAGTTTGTAAGATCCTTTCATGTCGGCATTATCTTTATCATACCATGCACACATCTCTTTCAAATCCTTGACGTCTGCATCCACCACCTCGTTTGATCCTTCCCATACCTGATCGGACGGAGCCTTGGCTGTCTCTTTGAATGGAATAACAGCTTTGTCCTCGTTGGGAAGTTCTCCATTGTGGTCTATTGCATAATGAAGCTCCTCCTCTGTAAATGTAATACCGCGACCGGGGCCGGGACGCTCTGCCCTGCGCATCTCACCACCGCACTTCGGGCATTCAATCTCATTGCAGTGCTTGTCAGAGGTCATCTTGTGGCCACACTCAATGCAGGAGCAGTTGAATTCCTGCTTCTCTCTGTCTCCACTCTTCGGAACATACTCCATGCCATTGATGATCAATACATTCCCCGTCTTGAAGTTTTCTTCTTCTTCAGTAGCCGTCTTTCCCTTTGGCTGCTTGCCTGCCTCTTCCAGCCCCAGCATCTTCAATACCACATCGTCGGCACCAAAGTTCTTCGCCACATCTATCACCACTGAATCAACATTCGCCGGGACAGATACGTCGCTGTGCTCAAGCAGAATAACCTTCGTGATGATCTTCTTGATCTTCTCCTTCACGGCGTGGATCTCCGGCCACATGCCTTCCAGCTTCTGCAACACCCGCTCAAAGTCGTTGTGACCAGGCTGGGTGAATGTCAATGGCACGAATCCGATCGAGCTGGCCTTCTGGTGGCCCTGCTGAACGAGGTGCCAAACCACGTTTGCCAGCGTACCCTCACCGGTGTCGGCATAGATCGTCTTAGCCAGCAAACCGAAGTCGTCAGCCTTGAGCCACTCGTCCGACCCGGTCGGTGGCAGGCTGTAGTTGTGACCCCAAAGCACATGAGCGTACTTCATGAATTCCTTGATGTTGATTCCACCGGGGAGGATTATCTCCTGATCCCTGTCCAGCGTGCGCGTGGACACGTACCTGACTGCCGCCCTGGAACCCACATCGAGCTGATTGGTCTTGGCCTTCTCACCATAGCCTCGACGCAAAAGGAACAACTTGTCTGTGTCCTGTCCCTCTTCCTTGGCCTGGTGAAACACCGAGTCGCGCACGTCCACCGGCAGGTGCTCCATCAACGATCCCAATTCAAACTGTCTTTTCATTCTGGTTTCTCCTTTTCATATTGAATACCATTGTCTCCCTGGAAGGGTTTTTCATGTTTGTTATCACCGTAAGCTATTATATCAGGGATGCCTTTCGGAAATGCTTTGCAATATAATACTTCAGTGTTCTCTGTTTTCCCAAGCCAACGGGCACCTTGAAAATGAGTACAATGCCTACTAAAGCATGAAGGCTCTTTAATCATATCATTTCTCCTATTGCCTTGGATAACACTTTCTCGAGCCATTGCGGCAATTGTCCAAGCTCGTATCTAGGATCTGTCCAAATCATAAATACCTCCGCAGCAAATTCCTCACTGTTTGTTGCTGCATAATTGCCAATTATACTTTTAATTTCCCTTTTACCTGTTTCCGTACCAAAAATAATCCCTTGTTCTTCCAGAGCTTTCCTAATAGGAACATTATAAAGTGAGGCGGCTGAAGCTTGATCCACAACATGACCGTATTCATGCCGAAAAACTCCCCTCCATCCACGAACACCCACTGAACTCCATTTATCACTTCCAAGAGTTAATTTACTTCCTAAATTCTTTGGAGTATTTGTTTTACTAAATGACAATTGCATATCACCCAATAAAGAATTGAATGTTCCTGCATTCTTTCTACCTTCCTCCAAAACAAGACCTTCTGTGCCACGTAATCTAAATTCCCTCTTTTGCACTTGCTTAAAAAAGCTTGGGAATCTCTGTTTCATTAATGCCAACTCTTCCCCTATATCATTCATCGCTTTTACAGACAAACTACTTATTTCTTCATGTTCAAAAATTGGAGTAATAACACTAATCCCATACTTTTTGAACTGGCTTCGTATTTCTCCCATATCCTTTGACTTTTCCCATCCACTTGTTCTATATTCTTCAAGTATAAGTTTTTCCATGGCTGGCGATGTAGCAGTAGGAGCAACAGGCTTACTTGGCTTCACAACCTCTGCACCTATTGGTATCCCTCCAGCAGTCTGGATATTCGCCACAATACTGCACCGACAATTTGGATGCAAAGGCGGTCCAGACACTTCCCCGTACCCCATCTTCATCGTTCCTGTCCTGCCCCCGCCCACATCTGCCGACAATGAATCACCCTC